GCTTCAAAATCTAACTGCATTTGTTGAGATTTTTGTTGTAGTTCTTGGTATTGTAACTCAAGATCAGCAATTTTTCTCTTATTCTCAGCATCAATTCTAGTAAATTCAATTTTTTCAATTGGAGTTAGTGGTGGTGGTTGTGGTGGAGCCATCATTTGTTTACCAATATCAGGATTAACAAAGTAGCTATCCACATTTTTAAGACCTGCGTTTTCAATAATTTTAGATAAAGTGTTATACATATTTTTTAAACTAACCATTGGCATCTCTTTTCCACCTTGTAATTGGAAGGCTTGAAGTTGTCGTTCAAGGATGTTGTTTAAAAGTAAGATTTGTTGTTCTTTAGAACCTGTACCTAGTCCTACTACAATATTAATATTAAATTTATCTTTCCATTCAGTCGGTCTAACCGGTACATATTGATTGTTAAGCATAACAATTCTTTCTTTGTCTTGATACTTAACCATAAGCTCAAATATTTTTCTAAATAAATCTTTAACACCTGTTTCTGCAAATATTCTAGCAATCAATTCTGAACGCATTTGTGTTTGCGTCATCAAAGTATTTACACCAGTTGCAGTTTTTGAATTTAATGTATCTGCATCTAAACCTTGAGCAGACTTTGTAATACCAGTTCTAGCTTCTCTTACAGAATCTAAGTAAGATAACATTGGAAAGGCTTGTTGTGAAATCGGTTGAGCTTGTAAAGGTTGCATCACTTGGCTTGGTGGTTGTTTCGTTCTGACTACTCCACCAGGTCTAGTGGTTAATAAGTCATCCATATTCACCATACCATCCATGATCGCTACTCTGTTGTTATTTGTTAAATACATATTGTCTAACAACTGACGCATAACAGTAGATTTCATTAATTGGATGTCTTCAACTAACTCAGATATTGAACGACCATAAAATCTATGTGGCATTGGAATTGGAGTAATAGTTACAAATGGAATATTATCGCAAGGCATATTTTCTAAAACCATAGAACCATCTTGTCCTGCAGAAATAATTTTTCTAAGTTCAGCTATTCCATCTTCATCATAATCGTATTTTATGTAAGACTCATAAATTAAAACTTTTTCAGTTGAGCTATCGGTTGCATTGTCAATTGGGTATTCGTCAATATTTCTTTGTCTAACAATTTCTTCAGTATTATAAATATCTTCATCTGAGGTAGGTAAACTTGCAACATCTTCTTCGTCATATCCCATAGCTACTAAGTCTGATCTTGACATTAATACTTTGTGAGAAACGAAATCAGCATCGTCAATTGACTTTGCATTTCTGTCAATTAAAAATTCTTCAGGTGGGACAGATTCAATTTTAATTTTACCAGTTTTATTTGTTCGTTTAATTTTGCAATTGTATAATGTGAAATCTGGTTCTTGAACTTGAGCTGTATCTACTCCTCTAGCTTCGTATTGTTCTAACAATTTTTCAAATTCTTCTTTGGCAGACTCATCTTCCATTTCTTCTTCTTCGACAATTTCGATTTCATCTTTAGAGTCCATCAAAGCATCTTTCTCAGCTTTGGATAAATTTTTATAAGTTTCGAATTCTACTTTTTCACTTTCGTCATAATAAATTTTTAAGAAACCATTTTTTTCAATTAGTGCATCTTTGAAAAAATTATAAAGTAATTGGAAACCATTATTGTCTTTATAGAAAACATGATTGAGGTAAGCAGAGGCTTGTTCGGCAAGAGGTACATCTTCGGCAGTTACTGGATCGCAACGAACTACATTATCACTTGCAGTAAACACTCTTAATAAATTTGGTAAGATACTTTCAATCGTATCTGATACATCGGTTGATACCACTTGTGAACGACCATCTATTTCTGTTCCAAGTTTATCTCCTAAATAATATTCTAAAGATTTTCTTCTTGATGATGAAAGCTGTCCACCTAAATAACCTAAAGCACCTTCAATTTGATTTGAAAGTAAACTTCTTAATTTAGGATCTGATAATTCGGTAATTTTTTTTGCCATATTAAACTATATAATTTGTATCAACTGGAATTGGTTTATTCCAATCGGATCTTTGAACAGGCTCAGTTACTGCACCATATCTCATACTATCGCAAAAGTGTGAACTCCAATTGTGGAGGGGTTTATTCCTAAAACAATTATTTTTTTCATCCCATCGTTTGCAGTATGATTTTAATGCCTCAATGAGTTTTTTGCAATTGTTTTTATGGAAGTAACACTTCGGTAACATTCGTCTTACTTGCTCAATACCATCTTCTATACTAAGTTTGGGTGCGATGTCAAATTCTAGTCCCATTTCTTTAGCTGTTTCCCACCTAGATTTATTAGTGCCAATCTCCCTAACTCTAATATCATGGGGTGCTATATGCTTAGAATAGTTATATCCTTTGTCATCTATGACATTCATATAATGCTCTAAACCCTCACCAGAATTCTCATAGCAGTCAATAATTCTAATCTCATCACCATGTCGCTGAGCAAAGGTGATTACTGTGCTGTCGTTCATTCCTAAATCCCACCAAGTTTCAACCTCTAAATTTTCGTCAATATCAAAATTTTTAATCTGTCCTTTAGCTTCTAATTCCTCCATTGTCTTACCATAATAAGAACCAGATATTCCAGCTTGAAATGAACATTCAAACTCTTGAGCATAAGCCTCTGGCGACATTGTGGATTTGGCAGCATCTAATTCTTCTTGAGCTATAATCTTAGTTTCACTTGCTTTGAACACTTTGGTAAACCAATCTTTATTGTGTTTAGCTTTTTCATGCAGTTCAAAAAACCAGTTTCTCCCCATCGGTGTACCGATAAAAATTGCAAACCCTTTACGATCTGAAAGTGCTGGTCTTAAAATGGTATCGAAAAGGTCTGGCGAAAGGTTTTGAGTTTCATCGCAAACTATCCCATCAAAATACTGTCCTCTAATGGCAGCACTATTCTCACCTCCAATAATTTGAATACGACTATTATTAACTGAGAAATCTACCCTTAGTTCTGACTCATTGAATTTTGTTCCTGGTATGGCAGCTGAGAATTGTTTGAGATAGTCCCAAGCTGTAGATTTACCTTGCAGTCGGTATGGAGAGATAAAAGCATATCTAGGATAGGGTTTAGTGTTCGTTAGAGCAGCCTTAATTAAGTGATTGATAGCAAATACAGTCTTACCCCCTCTACGATGGACAATGACCACATTAAATCGGTTCTTATCGCATTTTTCATGCAAAAAATTTTGGATTTCTCTTGGTTTGTAAGGAATTACGATTTGTTTCATATTATATCAAAACCCCCTCAATTCTTTGCTTAGAAATATCAAAATATTTTTCATCTTTTTCAATACCTATAAAGTTTCTATTAAGATTTTTACAAGCAACCCCTGTTGATCCTGAACCCATAGTAAAATCTAAAACAGTATCGTTTTCGTTAGTATAGGTTTTTATTAGATATTCAAGTAAAGCAACTGGTTTTTGAGTTGGATGTAATCCTCTTTCTGTTTTAAAATATAAAACCATTTTTGGAAATCTTGAGCCTTTTGGATTATCTCTATGTTCTGATTTTTGACCACCATAAACTTCTCCAATTTTTTTAATTTTTGATTTATAAGATTTATAAGGTTTTCCAAAAGTCATTTGTGGATTGTAAGTTGGTTTATTTTTATAAAAAATAGATATAATTTCATAATCTTTTAATGGCATGTAATTTACAGATAAAGGATTTGTTCCTTGTTGTTTTTGCCATATCCAATCATACTTAAAATTTTTAATATTAGACATTCTAAGATTACTACTAAATGGTTCGCTACCAAATAAGGCAATACAGCCATTATCTTTAATTACCCTTTTTAGTTGATTCCACATAGGTTCAAATGGAATAACACTATCCCATTTACAAGCTGTCGTTCCATAAGGTGGATCGGTCAACACTAAATCAATACTTTTATCAAAAATTTTAGGAAGTTCGTCTAAGCAATCGCCTAAAATTAATTTATGTTCTGACAAACAAAACCCCCCTTTTTAGTTTCAATGAATGGTTGTATCAGCATCAGGATAGTCGTCTGGCAAGACGAATTGAGTTTTAAGGAATTCGGAGAAGTCTTCAGCTTCTTCGCTGTTTTCAAAACCTTGAAA